AATAATCGTCGTCGTCCATATATACAATAATGGAGCCAGTTGCCTTGCTGTGCATGTAGTTTCGCTTCTCTCCAAGTGAAACCTTTTTCGGCAGCTCGTAATACTTGATTTGAGGGATGCCCGAACTTTCCACCAAATCCTTGATTCTGTCCGTTCCATCATCCACGATAATCCATTCCATTCTGTATTTGGGATAAGTCTGGTTGCGAAAACATTCAAACATCGTTGGAATAAACGGTCGGCGGTTGAATGTGGGTGTGCATATACTCACAAGCGGGTAGTATTTCTTTTGCGAGTTTGACTTGGCTTTTGGCATTTATTCTTTATATAAATAAAATCTATTTATATTGTTATTGCTGTTACAAAATGATTTTAGGAAAATGATTTTATGAAAATGATTTTATGAAAATGATTTTATGAAAATGATTTTATGAAAATGATTTTATGAAAATGATTTTATGAAAATGATTTTATGAAAATGATTTTATGAAAATGATTTTATGAAAATCATTTTTAGGAAAATATATTATATATTATATAATGAGTATAATAAATAATTTATTGAATGGAACTCATCCATTATCACAAATGATGAAAAAATATATAGCAACTCCATGGTGTAAATGCCAAGACGGTCAGTGGAAATCATGTGTTGAATGTGTTCCGCCAATAACAACCAAAGAAGAACAAGGCAATCAATCACATGGAGGTGATTTGTTTCAACATAGTCAATGGTCGGCATTGTATTTAACAAATTGGTATAATAATAATAAAAACTATCCAGATTTGAATAATTTGTTAGTTAAAATTATTAATTCTGATTTATTAAAAAACATAATCGGCGATGATAAAGATAAAGTATTAGAATTTGTACAGGCGTGTGGGTTTTTTCATGATATTTGTAAAGGTGGAGATAACATTTACGACATGTATGCACCAGATAAGTACGGGAAAGATGAAAATGGTAAAAATATTAATGATAGTATGCATCCAGAAATATGTTCCGCGGTTATAATTGATCCACAAAACCGATATGATGGATTATTAAAAACTACTTTAGATGAAATTCTTAACGGATATAAAGAGCCAATAAAAGCTCGAATTATTCTTTCATTGTGTGCGGCAACTCATTGGGAATTTGGTAAGTCAAATTTTGATCCAAAATATACTGCAGATGGATATATTAATTTTATAGTTAATAAAAAAAATGAAATAATAAAAAAGGTGGATGCAACCCGTATTATTGAAGACAGTGAAAATATATTAATTAAATTGTGTATGGTTCTTAGTTGTTCAGATGTAGCATCCGGATACAATGATGAAATTGAGAAAGAACACGTAAATGGAATTATAATTTCAGAAAAAACACATAAAAGTAATGGTGCTGCTTGGACAAACTACAATTTTAAAGGAAAGCACCCTGAAAAAATAAAAAATGTTTTGAATTTAATTGATAAACAAATAAACGTAACTGGAGGTAAAAAAAGAAATATAAAAAAATCGAAAAAATCGAAAAAATGTAAAAAATGTAAAAAATGTAGTAAAACAAAATGTAAATGCGCTACGTCAAGAAAAACGAAATCAAAATGCTAAAAAATTGAAATTAAATTGATAACAATCATTGTAAGTATTGTTATAAATGGATCTGGATAAGATAATCAAAATTCAAAAATGGTATAGAGGTTCAATCGTAAGATTGAAGCAATTGCCTCTAATTATGTATAAAATTCAAAAATATTTACAATCCCAAATGTTCTGTTTTTCAACAAAGAACGAAGACGGCAGAATAAACAGTTGTATGGACGAAGAAAATGTCATTGAATTGCTTATCCAACAGTTTGGCAACCGAATCAAAAAAACAACCATCCGAAAATGGTGCGATATTTTGACTTTTGATTCTATGTATGGCTGGATTCCAGTCAATATAAAAACAACGCAAACTAAAACCAGCGATAATACAGGTAATATGGCAATGTGTGTATATTCCTATACAGACATGGTATTGGAATTAAATCCTACCAATGAATATACATCCGGTAAGATGAGCAGTGTTCTGTTTGATAAGATGAAAAAGAAGGAATACAACCGTCGTAATAAAAAGGATTATTATTTCATTGTTTTGAATAAAACAGATGCGACTGATATTATTGTGAATAGCGTAAAAGGTTTGACAACATTGACTCCCAATATAAATAACTTACCGTTTCAAGTTTGTTGGGACAAAAATCGGGTGTTTAAATATGAAAATATAAATAAAAAAATAAAACAATTTATTCATTGTTTGCAAAAACCGAAGCCAAGCTGGAAAGAAACGTTTATGACAAATATAAGGACATTATAAGTACTCGCTTGGAATACAAGAATTGCATATTTGCCGATGACCGATTTTAAACCTCCCCGAAAACATAAAATTTTCTTTGAATTTGTCGCTGTTTATGTACGAAACAATCTTGGTTAAATTGCATTTTTTTTTGGGAATTAATAGTAAGAGTCCGCCTCCGAAATACTGGACTTTGCCAATAAATGCAACATGGGGGGTTCTGGTTAAATTATAAATATAAATGCATTCTTTCTCCAAATTCGCACGAATCGTTGAAATGTTTCGGGGGGCTCCCCATTCAAACCAATTGTTTTCGTTGAATTTTCGTATGCCTCTCTCAATCAGGTCGGTTTTGTGGTTCAATAAGTGGCGATTGATTTTTTCATTTTCACAAGGGTAGGTTTCAATATAAATGTATTTTTCAACCTTGTTCTCTCCGTTCAATACGTTCATATTCCCCAGTTCGCTATTTTTATATACATCCTCCTTTCCGGTGACAAGCCCAACATAGACATCGAAATAGTCCTGAAACCGAACTTGGTGTTCTTCGGTTTCTTCGTCGGCGAACGTAATTAATCCATTGCCGTTTGTAATATATCGAAATTTATCGTTGTACAATACCTTCTTTTCAATTGTTTTACTTTTACAATATCTGAATACAATCACATCGATGGATGCGTTTTCAAACATATTTTCGTTGTGCGGGTGAAATATATGCGTGAATGTTCCATTTGTCATCATCTCATTCAATAGATTCGATGCACTCGTCAATTTGAGAAAATCCGATGGAACAATAAATATCAATTCGCCGTTTTCATCCAGTAAGTGATAACACTTTTCCGTAAAATCGATGTACAAGTTCCCCTTTTTTGTTCGAACGTATGGCGGATTTCCCACGATTGTTTTGTACTTTTTCGCAATGGGTTGTTGGATAAAATCCCCGTAAATAATTTTATTTTTTTCTATTTTATCCAGCATTTCAATTTGGGTATCAATTTCATACATGTCAAATGTGATGCTTGGCACTCTCTCTGTAATAAACGTTATCAAATCGCCTTGTCCAATAGATGGTTCTAAAATGTTTGAAGGACTGTTTAATATAAAGTCGAACACCTTTTTCTTCAATTCGATGTGAGTTGTAAAATATTGCCCGATTTCATGTTTTGATGACATATACAGTAGTTATTATTTAATTTCTAATTAATTTTAAATAATAAATCAATTTTCCGAATCACTTGTGGTCATCATGTTCGATATCAAATTCGCAATCTTGTTTTGAATGTCTTGTTGTATCACATAAATCTTTGGATTTTCATCAATCATAAATTTAAATAATAGAATGCTTATAATACCAATGATGGAAATTCCCAATGATTTGTAGGTAGATGAATAAATTTTTAATACGGATGGGATTGAATTAAATAATCCGTAAAAGAGAATAATAAATGGTAAATTATTAAAAAATAATCGCGAAACATATTCGATCTTGTTATAGAGCCAATCCATGCCTTGCGGGTCTTCTTTGATTTCAGTAAAAATGTGATTTACATTCATAACTGCATGAATATGGCGAAACATATCTATGAAAGACCGTTCTCTCGATTCGTGATATATATTTGAGTCGTCAATGGGGTCTTTGTTTATTTTTAAATAATAAAAGATGCCAAACAATGAATAAAAGTTGAAATACATAAAAATAAAAAAAGATGCAATCGAGACCGTTGGACCATATACAATGGCAACGCGGATGATAACCACAATTAAATAAACAATTGGATGTGCAATTTTAAATGACATTAACGAATCTTTGAAAGCATTGCTGGGGTTCGGATCTAAATTCACGGCATCATTTATATTACTTGAAACCATATTTTCTACGCCGGATTTAAAGCTTGAAATGATTCCTTCAATGACGTAAAATGTAAAAATCAAAGGCATGTAAATTGAGAACAAACCAAGTGATTTCTTTGGTTTCTTTGATTTCTTCGATTTCTTCGATTTCTTTTTCTTCTTTGGTGGCTCCTGGGGTACATAAAAATAATTTAATATATTTACATTTTTTTTGCCGTTAATTACATCGTTTGCATATTTGTAGAGTCCTGATAAAAATAAAATCGCATATTTAACAACAAAATAAGAATTCATAAAAATTAAAATAAAAAGAAATCTTTTCATAAAAAAATCTTTTACTAAATCGGGTATTTTCACCGAAATGGTAGTATCGAAAAAACGTATGATTTTGTAAAAATATTCTGTGAAAAAATATAAATAATTGACAAAATCAAATTTTTCATGAAACGGAAGACGTTTTGAAAACCCTTCTGTAAAATTAAAATACCAATTGTAACTTACAAACAGTGAAATAAATAAAGAAAACAAGGATACGGTGACTGAATGAATACGGTTGGCGTCATCATTCTTTTGTGAATCGGTTAATATATCTTTTTTCGTATCCTTTTTTGCATTTTGTGTATCCGGATTTCCTAATGGTTTGATATTGTCATAAGATTCTTTTTTGTCAAAAAATGATTTGAATGGATTCGATTTTGAAAATATTTCAAGTAGATTTGTAAATGAGTTCGTGTCCAAAGAATCAGCTTTTCTAAAGTCATCGTCGTCGCTGTCGTCGCTGTCGTCGCTGTCATTGTCACTGTCACTGTCATCGCTGTCATCTTTCAAATTTCGTGAATCCACAGGTTTCCTCTCAAAAATCGATTTTAATGGACTTGCTTTTAAAAATATTTCAAGTGGGTTCGTAAGTGGGTTCGTAAGTGGGTTCGTAAGTGGGTTCGTAAGTGGGTTTGTGTTCAAAGAGATGTCAGCAAATCCTTCTTTTCTAAAGTCGTCGTCGTCATCTTCTTCTTCTTCTTTAAATTTATCCTTGTTAATCCAAGTAGTCATTCGCTATATATATACTAAAGGAAACCGTAGGTTTCCTTTTGAACCTTCCCTTTATAAAGGAGATTTCAGGTGAATCAACCTATGAACCTTCCCTTTATTAAAGCTTCAAACGCTAACCGTAGGCTTCCTTTATAAAGGGAAGGTTCAAAAGGAAACCGTAGGTTTCCTTTAAGGAGGGATCATAAGGGAACCATGGGTTCCCTTAACCATGGGTTCCCTTACTTGGCATATAAAAGACCACAATATCCACCAATAAAGGACAACACATTATATCGTTCTTCAAAAAGCTTCATATTATAATTATATTCATACAGACGCCAAGTAGGTGCATTGGTCGCAATGACTACTCCCTCGCCATTGCATGTAATTTGATAATCATAATTTTGCAAATCAAATTGGGGAACAAATGTGTTAATTTCAATCTCTACAGTTTTGAATTTTGACATATTAATTGCACCGGTTGGCTGATATTCACACGGATCTGTATTTAAACAAAAATTGTAACAATACAACCCATTGTTTGCAAATCCAGAAGTGCGTGTGTATTTCTCTACATATTCAAAAACTTCACGTGTCAAAAGATTTTCTCTGTATTCACCATTGAAAAGAATACCCATTGTTTCTAAAATCTCTTTCCGATTCTCCACGGTAAAATCACCGCTAATAAAATAACCGGTGTTCTTGCCACTCGGATGAATCAAAGGACCAATATTGTTGCTGGGATCCGATAACAAAAAGATTGCAGGATTTGTTCCGGTAACCGGCGCATTCTGAATATCTCCCGGAATGGTTCTGTATGGCCAATTGGTGTAATTGCTCCATTCGTTTCGCATATACACATCGTTTCTCTGTAAATACCACATCCAATTTGAAACCATTCCATTGGACTGCACTTTGACTTTTTTGGAACCGGTTACATTTTCATAATTGTACTCAAAAATGTCTTTGATTAAATACACTTGATTTTCAGCAGTGAATGTTTTCGTTTCCTCCTTGGACAAAAAACAATAAGTTGCTAAAATATGGATGTCGGCATTCCAATCGTTTATGATACTTGGGTATTTGTCCTTCGTGATTATTTCAGAAGGAGGGGTTTGCAAGAATCGGTAAATCTGGAATCGGTCTTCGGTAAAATCGGGGCGAATGTACGGATAATTATTGACATCATCAAAAACGTCTCGGACCTGAAAAAGTTCTTCAATCGGTCTTACGGTTATATTGATGTACAGTTCGTTGTATTGCAGAGAAGCCATCGGAAAAGCACATTTGCTGTCCATGGTGAACCATGCATTGATGGGTATATACAACGTTCGACCGCGAATCGATGGCTCTGCCCCCAAAGCACTCCCTGTGTAAAAACTAGATGGGTAACTGTTGGCACGTCCAAAACTATTTGCCGGGTCATTCAGTTCTTCTACATTTCCACTCATCTGGTAAAACAGTTTCTTCTTGGATTCGTTGAAATCGCGCTCAACCATTGCTGCTAAATAATCACCGGAGTACTTCTGCAAAGTGAAATTTCCACACTTGATTTCAATCTCCTTGATAATATGCGTACCAATGTCTTTGATCCAGCGAAAATCGTAAGACGACCATTTGTTATTTGTCTCTGCACAAGGATGGTAAATGGGACTCCAAATATGAGGTAATGTAATCACGATATATGTATCCATGAGCAACTCTGCATATCGCGGCATTTTAAAAGAAAAAGTAGAAGCCTCGGTTGTTCGTAAATTTCGCAACCCGTCGTAATCAATTCTAAATTTTTGAAGACCAAAGTTTGTTATTTTTTTGTAAGTCGCCTTAAAAAGTGTTTTTTGATTGTCGCCGCCTTGAATAATTGTATTATTTGCTCCTTCCGCAACAAGATTTAGTAATCCACCTGCCATTCTATATTGTATAATACAACCACGGATTTAAATTTATTACATTGATGTATATTTAATCGAAATAAAAATATAATATTATAATAAATGGATTTAATCAAAAAAATTTTAATTTTAGTAATTGTTTTACTTGCAATTTTTATAATTTACAATTTATTAAAATCACGCCAAGCCATCAAAAAAAATTATATTAAAAAGCAAAAAGAGGGGTTTGATGCTTCGGGTGTTTCAATCGCATCCATTCCTGCAAAATATCGGTCTTTGCCCATTCGCGAATTTATCGTGAAATCGTCGTACAATAGCGCGATTAATGATAAAAACCTTGCAACAAAAGAACAAATCAAGAAGGTACTGGAAAGAGGGTGTCGTCTCATTGATTTTGAAATTTATACAAGAAACAATCTCGAGTTTGTGGCATATTCCGAAGACCCCGAATATCAAAGCATGGATACGGAAAATGGCGGTTTATCTTTGGGAGATGCATTCAATACTCTGGTTGGATACGCATTTACAATGCCTTCGCCGTCGCCCAGCGACCCCTTGTTTTTACTACTGCGAATCAAAAACAATTCGTCGGAATCGTATTCTCGCATTGCAACGCTCATCGATTATTCGTTCAAAAAGTATCTTTACAAGGGCAAATTCAATGGTGAAACAAGATTAAAAGATATCATGAACAAAATTGTGATTGTCCTCGACAAAACCAGTTCGCCCAATTACAAAAATTTCGTCAAATGTACCTCAAACCCGTGCTTTGAGTTGTCCGATTATATTCATATAGAGACCGGTTCCGTCCAGTTTCCAAAATACACATACGGAAATTTAGAAACACTTCCGCAAAAACCCGTGATGACAAACAAACAAAACGGTACGGACATTCAAACATTTATGATGATAACACCCGCCCAAATTGATAAAATTAAATCACCCGACCCGGTGGATACATTGTCAAAATGGTATCCGCAATTTCTTTTGTATAAATTCTACGATCAAACCAAAGAATTGCAAGAATATGAAAATATTTTCAACACCAATCAGTCATCGTTTATTCCCATTTCTGCAATTATTACTGAAGAGAGAAGGAACAATGCGGCAAAATAATAATGAAACATAATATTATGTTCCACTAGTATATATGAATAAATATAACACATCATTATGCAACAACAAAATGAACTTTGAAGAATGCGAACTGGCAATTTTGCGGCAAGCAGTCGATGAAAGTGAAACCATTCAGGCAAAAAAAACAGTTATGAATGATGATGTGCAAAAAATTATCGTCATTTTAGAAAACTTTTTGCAGAGAAAATCACTGATCTGTTATGGAGGAACAGCCATTAATAACATTCTTCCAAAATATGACCAATTTTATAATCGAGAACTCGAAATCCCCGACTACGATTTTTATTCGAAAAATGCATTGAACGATGCAATTGAATTGGCAAATATTTATGCGGATGCCGGGTACAAAGAAGTAGAGGCAAAATCCGGGATGCATCATGGCACCTACAAAGTTTTTGTAAATTTTATTGCAATCGCTGACATCACTTTTTTGCACGAGGATATTTTTGATGTTTTGTACAAAAACGCAATCAAAGTGGTCGGAATTAAATACGCGCCTGCGAATTTTTTGCGTATGAATATGTATTTAGAATTATCAAGACCCATGGGGGACGTGAGTCGATGGGAAAAAGTGTTTAAGCGTTTGTCCTTATTGAATAAACATTACCCAGTGAATCCGGCAATTAACTGCGACAAAGTTCGGTTTCAACAAAAAATGGAAGAAGAAACCATCCGGTCCATTATTAGCAAAGATAGCGTCAGTAAAACCAAAAGCTTTTTAAAATTGTCTTCGTCCGATGTAGAAGAAAACATTCATATTATTATTCGAGACAGTTTAATATCTCTTGGGGTTGTATTTATTGGAGGATATGCGTGCTCTCTTTATTCCAAATATATGCCTGAAAAAAACAAACGTAAATTAGAAAAAATTGCGGATTTTAATGTAATTTCCGACGATATTGACAAATGCGCAATCATTGTGAAGGAACAATTGGAAAACAAAGTGAAAGAGAAAATCATGTTAATCGAACATGCAGAGATTAGCGAAATTATTCCGCGAAATATTGAAATCAAAATTGGAAATGATTCGGTTGTTTTTATTTATGAACCAATTGCTTGCCACAGTTACAATAAAATCGAGATCGACCAAAAGCAAATCAATATTGCAACCATTGATACATTGTTGTCTTTTTATTTGGCATTTTTGTATTCGAAAAAAGAATATTATAAAAATAAAGAAAAAATCATGTGCATGGCGATGTTTCTTTTTGATGTTCAGCAAAGAAACCGACTCAGCCAAAAAGGGTTGTTGAAACGGTTTTCCATTGACTGTTATGGTAAACAAAAAACGCTGGAAGACATTCGCACCGAAAAAGCGGAAAAATTCAAAGAACTCATTACAAAAAAAGGCACAAATGAATACGATGAATGGTTTTTAAAATACAATCCAAATGATAAACGTAAAACTGCGAATGTTGAAAAAAATAAAAACGTTTCCAATGAAATTGTATTATCGCAAGATGTAATCAAAGTAAAGAAACAAACCAATAAAAAGAAACACATCCAACGAAAAATAGAAAAACGAAAAACAGAAAAAAAGAGAACAGAAAAAAAGAGAACAGAAAAACAAAAAACAGTACAAAAGTTTCTGTTTTAAACCCCCTTTGGTGCAAAATAGTTGGATGCCAATATGGAAACCGTTCCCAGCACCTTTTTCCAGTTCAGTAATTCATTATCAAACAACATTCCATACACATAGGACATCACCACTCCAAAATAAGAGAGAGGTGCATACACGTCCGGCTCCAACCGGTACGATGAATAAAACC